ACTAGAGAATCCCGAATATCAACAGGATTTAAACAAGAAAGAGTGTGATCTGTATACCTGTATTATCAAAGACGGTAAGAAGTTTAATGTCCACCAAGAAGTTAAGGGTGTTATGATACCCAAGTCTGAGGGTTCTTACCCTGAAGATAAGCTTCCGTGGATGGCTCTTCGCTTCATTGCTGTAGACGGTAACGACTATGGTAGATCATACGTTGAAGAAATCATTGGTGATCTGAAATCATTAGAAGCTCTCACACGAGCTATCGTAGAAGGTAGTGCAGCGTCAGCTAAGTTACTCTTCATGGTACGACCTAATGGTACAACCAAGATACGCAACATAGCCGACAGCCCTAACGGAGCAATCATCTCAGGTGATGCTAACGATGTGACAACACTACAGGCTAATAAGTTTAACGACTTCCGTGTTGCCCAAGAAACTATGCAAAAAATTACAGAGCGTTTGTCGTTTGCCTTCTTACTCAATAGCTCAGTCCAGCGTCAAGCTGAACGAGTGACAGCAGAAGAAGTGCGCTACATGGCTCAAGAGTTAGAGACTGCTCTCGGTGGTATCTACTCTGTCCTCTCTCAAGAGTTCCAACTTCCCCTTGTCAATCTTCTCTTAGGTAAAATGGAAAAAGAGAAGAAGATGCCTAAGTTCCCTAAAGATACCTTAAAGCCTCAGATCGTTACTGGTCTTGAAGCGTTAGGTCGTGGACAGGATTTGAATAAGCTACAAGCTTTCCTTCAGATGCTCCAGCCTTTAGGCGCACAGGTGATCGCACAGGAAATGAATCTCGATGATTACATTGACCGCTTAGGTGCATCACTAGGTATAGACACTCAGGGCTTGATCAAGTCTCCTGAGCAGAAGCAAATGGAACAGCAGCAACAACAGCAGATGATGCAGCAACAACAGATGATGCAACTAGCTGAGAAGGGTGTAGCACCTGCCGTCAAAGGCGTGGCTGACTCGATGGCTGCTCAACAACCGCAAGAAGGACAATAACAATTTAAAAAAGAGACTATAGTATGAGTGCAGATAATATTAACACAGTAGAAGAACAAGGCGAATCACAAGAGCACGTAGATGCTATGATTGCTAAGGGTGAACAGTTAGAAGCTAACAACAACCCTGACACACCAGAGCGTCCTGATTGGCTACCAGAGAAGTTCAAAAGCCCTGAAGATATGGCAGAGGCTTATGCTAACCTAGAGTCTAAACTAGGCAGTAACAACGAACAGGAAGAAGCTCCTGAAGAGGAAGCTCCTGAAGAGTACACCCAAGAGGATGTACAGAACGCTGAAGCGTCTGACGTTGTTGAAGCTGTAGAGAATGCAGGTATTGACTTCGAGGTTCTTCAAAACGAATACAACGAACAAGGAGGTCTGTCTGATGATGCGTATCAAGCATTAGAAGAATCAGGCTTCTCAAAAGATTTGGTGAATAGTTGGATTGCAGGGCAAGAGGCTCTCAACAACAATTTCCAAACGTCCGTCTTCAATGAAGTAGGTGGACAAGAGTCTTACATGCAAATGATAGATTGGGCAGCAGATAATTTATCTCCACAAGAGATAGCTGCCTATGATCGAGCTGTAGACTCAGGAGACATTAACATGGTGAAGTTGGCTATGGCAGGATTAAAGACTCAGTATCAAACTGCTGAAGGTTCTGATCCATCATTTATAGATGGGCAATCTGCAACCTCAACAGGCGGTACTTATGGCTCGTGGGCAGAAGTGACTACGGCTATGAGGGATTCCCGATACGAAAGTGATCCAGCATACCGTCAACAGGTTACGTCCAAACTTGGGCGAAGCCAACTATAGTCTCTTTTTGCTCCCTTCGGGGAGCTTTTTAAATTCTAAAAGTAACTACGACACAGATTGCAATTACCTTTGACCCTCCGAGGAGGACAATCTCAGAGAACGAATAAGTGTTAAGTGGCTGAGTAGAATTCATTCATTTAAACATTTAACTAAAAGGTAAAATATAATGGCTTGGAATAGCGGAAGTCCTACAGACGTAGGCAACGTATCACGATTAGGTTCAAAAGTTGGCGTAGCTAACGATTCACGCAACCTATTCTTAAAACAATTTGCTGGTGAAGTTTTAACTTCTTTTGAAGAGAAAAACATCGCTATGCCTTTGCACAGAACCCGTACAATTAAGAACGGTAAAAGCGCACAATTCCCAACAGTCGGCACTGCAAGTGCAGGTTACCAAAAAGCTGGCGAAACCATCTTAGGTGACTCTGTGAACCACAGTGAAGTAACAGTAACTGTTGATGACTTATTGCTAAGTGCAGTCTTCATCCCTAAGATTGACGAAGCAATGAACCACTATGATGTGCGTTCTATCTACTCATCAGAAATGGGCAACGCTCTAGCTAACGCTGCTGATAAGAACATCTTTGCTACAATCCAACAAGCTTCAGAAACTACTTCTGGTGGTGACTTAGCTGGTTACTGGGCAAACGGTGACTTCTCTGGCGGTGCTGCTGGTAAGATTGCATTAGACGGTTCTGACGCTGATTCAACTGTAAACGGTCAAGAGATTGTAGACGGTGTTATCAAAGCGCTTGAAACTTTCGATGCTCATAATGTAACTGGCGAGAAGTACTGTGTACTCAATCCTGCTACTTACTACGCATTAATGGGTACTGATACTACTGCAATGAACCGAGACTTCGGTGGTAACGGTAGTGTTGCAGGTGGTAACGTACCAACTATAGGTGGCGTTAAGATTTTCATGTCTAACCACTTACCTGCTGGAACTACAGCTACAACTCCAACTCCTATCGCTAACACTGAGGGTGGTTCAGGTCGTCCAGCTTACGACCCCACATCAGCAGTGAAAGGTTTGATCTTCACTAAAGATGCTGCGGCAACTGTGAAGCTTCTTGATCTTGGTGTTGAGTCTGAGTACCAGATTGATCGTCAAGGTACTTTGATGGTTGCTAAGTACGCTATGGGTCACAATGTACTCCGTGGCAAAGCTGCAATCTCTTTAGTATAATTTGATCTATGAGGGCATCCCTTCGGGGGTGCTTCTCTTTATTTTTTCATTGAGGTAAATATGTCAACAACTCCTACAACTAAATTGGAAGCAGTAAACTCTATGCTATCCACTATTGGTGAAGCACCAGTAAACAACCTTAGCTCAGGGTTGGTGGACGCTGAAACTGCTGAAACAATTCTCAATGAAGTTTCAAGAAGTGTTCAGTCTACAGGCTGGGACTTTAACTCTGAGCCAGATTTTACATTCTCTGCTAACACTGACGGACACGTAGTCTTACCAGTAGAGATAGTTAGAGCAGACGTAGCCAAGTCAGTTACTAAACATAGAAGCTCTAAAACAGAATACGTACAACGTGGTAATAAGATGTATGATAAGATTAATCATACCTTTAATATCGGCAAGGCTGTTAAGCTAGATGTCGTAACTCTATTACCCTTTGATCAATGCCCAGAAGTAGCAAGACGCTACATAACTGTAAGAGCATCACGCCTCTTTCAGGAACGAGTGGTGGGCAGCTCCACCCTATCTCAAATGACGAGACAGGATGAACAAGTAGCCTTATTTGCCCTACAAGAGATGGAGGGAGATAACGGTGACTACAACATATTCGATGATAATAGTACATATAGCGTACTTGATCGTGGCATCGGCACAAAGGTGATTTCAAATGGCTCTAGTTTCTAAAAACATTCCCAACTTGATCAACGGTGTTTCCCAACAGCCTCCAGCACTGCGCTTACCAACACAAGGTGAGGCACAGGAAAACGGTTTGTCAGATGTGGTCGATGGTTTGAAGAAGAGGCCACCTACAAAGTTTTTAAATAAGCTAGTTAAAGTTAGTAGTAGCTGGACTGCTGGTTCTGCTTTAACTTCCAGCAACACAGAGACATTTACTTCTTTAGCTGACTACTACATCACTACATACAAACGAAGTCAAACAGAACAGTATACTGTTGTTATTGAACCCTCCGCTACTCCAATAATCTATGTCTATGACATTGATGGTAACCTTAACTACCAATCAGGTAAAGCCAGTTGGAAAGGTGACGGTACGTGGGTCGTAGACAACACCGACTCTACAGCTTACCTAGCTGGAATTACTAAAGAAGGCATGACTTCTACTTCGGTAGCGGATGCGACCTTTATTGTTAATAAATCTAAAATCATTCAGAAAAAGAACCAACGTATACCAGCTAAAAACGACCCCAGTGCTTTAGTATTTCTGAAGTCAGTAAATTATTCCAGAGCATATACACTTAAAGTAACTTCTAAAGAAGGTGGTGGTTATGTCGATGCGCTCGCAGAGTCACAGGTTGGTAGTTCAACTAATCCTAATGACGAAACCCAATTAAAAACGAGTACTATAACTAATGGACTTAAGGCTGATTTTTATACTGCTTCAAACTTCATAGGTAATACTGGAAATTCGGGATCTAGCACGGGTGTTATAGCACAGCAATACGAACCACCATATCAAGACAACACTTATAGTTTTGTTTCAAAAATAACCCTTGATGCTGCTGTTCAAGGAGGGGCAACAGATGGGAGTGATTTACTAGTCACGATAGGCGGCAACACCATATTCTATGAAGCGGATAATATAAACGGCTGGAAATGGGATGTTAACTATTCAAGTATTGAACTTCCAAGCTCAGTTATAACAACTCACGAAGTAGATACCGATGACGGTGATGATACTGAAACAGAGTATAGAAGAGGTTCTGTAAGTATAACTAAAATTGTCGCAGGACAGGATGTAAGCTCAGGTTATAAAGTGGCTGTGACACCTACAGGTTTTACTTCTGAGCCTTACTTTGTCTTAACCTCAAATCCAAATTCTACCTTTGGGGACTTTGATGTTACAGCTACCGATGATGATGGTGGTACTAACTTAAGGGTTTTTAAAGGGGTTGTAAAATCTTTCACGGATTTACCAAGCTCTTGTATTGATGGTTATCAATTACAAGTTGCTGGTGATAACAACAAAAAAGAAGATAACTTCTACGTTAAATTTGAAGGTGGATCAGGTGGTGGCTATTGGAAAGAAACCGTAGGTGATGGATTAAAGAACGACTTTGATCTTACTACGATGCCCCACACTTTGAAACAGAAAATTGATAGCAGTGGGAACTTATACTTTACCTTTACACAAGGTAAGGACAATGATGGTGAAGCTTGGCAATCACGCAAAGCAGGTGATGATGACACCAATCCTTTTCCTAGCTTTATTGATAACACTATAAACGACATATTCTTCCATCGTAATCGCTTAGGTATCATCTCAGGTGAGAATGTTATCTTTAGTGAAACATCTAACTTCTTTAACTTCTTTAGAACTACTGTACGAGGCTTGCTCGACAGTGACCCTATAGACGTTGCAGTAAGTCAAAACCAAGTATCAGAGTTAAAAGCGGCACTGCCTATACAAGACAGCTTGCTCCTCTTCTCTGAGCTTAACCAGTTTACTCTGTCTTCCTCACAGCTCTTGACACCCTCAGAGGTGACTATAGATCAATCAACGAAGTTTGAGTGTGATCTTAGAACAGCTCCAGTTGGTGCAGGTAATAGCGTGTTCTTCTCTACTATAGGTGGCAACTACGCTGGTGTCAGAGAATACTACACAGATGGTGAAACAGAGATTAAAGATGCAACCCTAATCACCGCACACGTCCCTGAGTACATCTTAGGCAACATCAGGAAGATGGCAGCCTCTACTAACGAGGATATGCTGGTCTGTCTCACAAGCTCTGTGAAGAGCGAGGCGTACGTCTATAAGTGGTATAACTCAAGTAATGAAAGGCTCCAGAGTTCTTGGTCTAAGTGGAAGTTTGATAAGAACGTGGCTGACGTAACATTTAACAACTCTGACTTATACGTAACCTTTGAGGACGGTAGTTTTGAGAAGATGACTCTTCGTACCGCTACACAGAATGTTACTTTTTCTGATGAAGGTACGCTGGTTACGTTTGAAGCAAAGATACGTGAAATATTATTAGACCACAGCGTTAAAGTACAGGCAAGCACCACAGGCGCAGCTCCTTATACATCTGCTGATTTTGATAATGCTTCTGCTATTTATGGGTGGGGAGATACTACACAGTTTGTTACTTATAGAGGCGAGATTCTAGGAACTGGAGCAACCCTAACTAAAGATGAAGTTATAGCTGCTATTAATGGTCAAAGCCATACAGAGAACAGCACAAATGTTGGTAGTTATGTCTACGCAGGAGAACCCTATACTTTTAAGTATCAAGTATCTGAGCAAGTGTTTACACCTTCACAGGGAGATGCTACCCAACTAGGTAGATTTCAGTTAAGGAATATTGCATTTAACTTTAACGATACAGGCACGTTTAACGTAGCTGTAGAAGCTACAGGAAGAGATGTAGTAAACCACAGATTTACTGGAAGATTATTAGGGCAAATTAATAACCTTTTAGGTTACTCAGCAGTAGTTGATAACGATACCTTTAAAGTAGGTATACAATCACAAGCTAGTGAAACAGCAATAACTATAACTAATGATACCCACCTTCCCTGTGTGTTCCAAAGCGCAGAGTATGAAGCATGGGCTACACTAAGGAACAGAAGGCTATAATATGACACACCACTACAGACCCGCAAGGTTCGAGGATTGCCGTGAGATGGCTCCTAACATGCGTTCTCAGGACGCTAAGGAAGTCATGTATAGTAATGGCTTGACTCCGCTAAAAGCCCTACAGGAGAGCTACAGGCTGTCTCAGGTGCATAATTCGATCATCCATGAGGATGGTAGCGTTGTGGGTATGTTTGGTGTCTGTGACTCAGGTATTATAGCTAGTCCTTGGTTGTTAGGAACAGATAAGATGCTCGAAACCCGCAAAGAGTTTGTACCACAAGCTATTGAGTGGGTTGACGAGATGGCTAAATTATACCCAATATTAACTAACTTCGTCCATGTAGATAATACAGTATCGTTGGTATGGCTTAAGTCTTTAGGGTTTGAGTTTATAAAATTATATGAAGAATACGGTGTAGGAAAACAACCCTTCTACCAGTTCGTGAGGATAACTAAAAATGTGTGATCCAGTATCAATAGGAATAGGCGCACTCAGTATGGTTAATTCCGTACAGCAGCAACAAGCTATGAGTGACGCACAAGATGCTGCTTATGAAGAAAACCTTAGAGCTTCTAACCAAGCCAAGATGGATGCTGATAGGCAGATTAATTTACAACAGGCACAAGAAGAAGAGTCGGCTGCTCAGACTATGATCAACAATGATCTACAGACACGAGTGTTAGGCTCAAGAGCGCAAGTAGCTGCTGCCGAGAGTGGTGGTATGCTCAACAACAACGCTGTCATTCAGGATGTAGTCCGACAAGGTTTAGTGGCTAATAACATGACAAGCCAGAACTTAGATAGAACCGTAGCCCAGTTAAGAGAGCAACGCTTAGGTGCTAGGTCTACCGCACAGTCTCGTATTAATTCTGTATCTAAAGGTACAGGTGTTAACTACTTGGGTGCAGGTCTACAGGGCGCACAGACAGGTATGATGTTTCAGGGAATGGGTAATCCGTTTGCTAAAGGAGCTTCTAAAAGCGCTGGACTATCTCAGGGTGCGGGAGGCAGCATGGCAGGAGCTAACGCTAAATTAAAAAATAGCTGGACTCCTAAATCCAGAGGCGCACCTAACATCACTTGGTAATTAAAATAGGATAAAAAGATGGCAAAGAAATCTATAGCGCAGACGGTCAACCTTCAGGGTACACCACAAGCACCCGCATACAAGGTGGCAGCGCAGCAAGTAGACACGTTTGTTAAAGGGCGTTCTGCTGAACAGATACTTGCTCAAGACTCTCGTATGAAAGTAGCGGCAAACATTGATGCTATTGTAGAGACAGGTGCTGCTGCTCAGAAGATGATGTACGAGAAGCAGGTTGCAGCCTTAGACACTACAGCAGCCCAGATACAAGCCGACTTAGACAGTGGTGTTATATCTCGCATAGAAGAAAGTGGTGACTACTCAAGGCTTCCTGAGACACTTAGGATTCGTATAGGACAAACTATTGGCGAGAACGATGCTTTAAAAGCTTATGAAGAAGTAAGAGCAATGCTTGCTCAAGACCCCTCAATAGCTTTAGACCCTGAAAAGTTTAATGCTGTCTTAGGCGGGTATATGCCTGATGTAAACGGACAAGACGGTTATTCTATCCATCGTCAGTCTAGCCAACGTACAAAGTGGGGGCAGCTAAGTAGTCAACTAAGAGGAGAGGCACAAGGTATTGCTTCTGCTGAGAACAAGAAGACACTTGTAACTAACCACCGAATAGCTCTGACAGATTTTCTTAAACAGAACCACACCAAAATAACAGCAGCAGAAATCCACCAAGGTTTAGCCTCTATAGCTAGTGCAGGTGTAATGCCGTCTGATGTTAGAACAAATGTTTATGAGGTGCTAAAGGCTCACGCTATTTCTAGCCGTGATGTGACGCTTCTTAACACTGACTTCTTACCAGAAACTATACGTGACCCTGCTTTAGAGTATTTAATTAAAGATTTAAACACAACCATTCAAAACGAAAATAGAGCTAATGCTAAATTCAATGAATGGGAAAGAGAAACAAAACGAGATAAATTTATAACTGATTCTGATTTAGCTATATCAAAATCTATCTTAGACGGTCAACCTATTGACGAAGAGGCATTATTACAGACGGCCTTTGTAGAGGGTAATGCTGCCTTAACTCAACAACGTGAAACCATAATAAAGCAACTGATATTAACAGCGAAGAACGGACAACTTATGCCTATCGCTGAGTCTTCGGCTACGCTTACTAAATTAGAGCAACAACTAGAGAACACTATAGGCTTCCAAGATAACCTTGTATTAGAAGATGGTACAGTTGTTAAGCCGACCCTTGAGTCTGTTCTTGGTTACATTGCTACAGTTCCTATGAACCCTGACCATAAACAAGAGTTAAATAGGAAGGCCAGAAAGATCATCATAGGTGGCGATATAACACAGCAGACCTCTTACAAAGAGAGCATGGACATAGTAGATTCTCTAATAGATCCAAAACGATTAGTATCTAAAACAGGTAAGGTCACAAAGGAAGATGCTGACGTAGTTGCGAAAGACCTTCAAGAACAAATGCGAAGAGAGTTTAGAGAGTTATTCCGAGACAGGCTCACTGATGATGGTGTTATTAGTCAAGACGACCGTGATTATATTTATGGACGTATGCAAGAGTTAGCAAACCGTAAATTAAATGCGTGGGCGCAGCAGAACGGGGTTGACTTTGAAATAAACGACCCGACTCAAGTGTCTGAAGATACTGAAGAGGATGCTCTAAATAGCACTATGGCTGAGTTAGGTTTCGAGGATAAAGTTGAAGAAACTCCAGAACCTGAAGTAGAGGTAGAGCCTGAAGTAGAGGAAACTGTAGAACAATACAGGGCTAGGAAAGCCGAAGAAGCCTCAGCGAAAAGGTACGAAATTAACCTTTCTAGGATAGACGATGAGATACGAGACTTTAATACGATTCTTAGCACTTACCAGAAAGCGTCAAAATATGGCAAGGATGGTAGTAAGCTACAAGGTATTCGTCTTAAAGACCTAAAGAAACTTAAAGCAAAAATAGAAAAACAAATGGCAAAAGATAACCCTGACGGTTTCATACCTGAAGGGGCTGCTGATCTCTATGTAAGTTTCTTAGAGACATTAAATAACTTAGAGATTGATTTAGAATAGGAGTCATTATGGCTGAGTACACACCCTTTGGTACTGTACAGGAAAACGTAGACCACAGAACGCTGCATACCAACAAAGATTGGGTTGAAGCTTCTTTACGGTTATACAAGGCCAACTACGGTGTTCTACCAAAGGAACAGGATGTAGCTAAATACTCTGGAGAAACCTTTGCAGAGAAGATGGCTGACTACGGTCTGTCACAGATGGCAGGGTTTAACTTTAACATCGGTGATCAAGCTATAGACACTTACACCATTACCCAGAAGGGTGACCAGAAAACCAAAGAAGCTTTTGTCTATCTTATGGATCAATACGATAACGTAGACAGTAGCTGGCACACGGCTAAACAAGCTGGCTGGGAAATGGCGACTGACTTTACCAACTGGGTAGGTTTAGGTACGCTAGGTGTAGGTACATTTGTAGGTACGTCTGCAAAGATGGCATCTAAGAAAGCAATCAAAGAAGCTCTTAAAGCGCAAACAAAGAAAGAAGCTTTTAAGAAAGGTACTGCATCAGGTGTAATGGACTCTGCAAAAAGAGTAGGCATGATAGCAGGTGTAGAAGGCGCAGCTCACGGAGCAGCTTACGACACCATGCGTCAGTCAGTACGCTTAGATGCTGGAGCGCAAGAAGAGTTTGATACAGGATCTTTAGCCTTATCTACAGGCATAGGTTTTGGCGCTGGTGTAGTCTTTGGTACAGGTCTTGACTACGGCATAACTAAGATTGGCACAGCACGAGCCAAGAAGAAGTTTGATGAGCAAGTAGTACAACTAGATAAAGATGCTGACGCTGTTCTTAAGCAAGCCCAAGAAGAGATAGATGCTCAAAAGGCACAGGCTAAAGAAGGGACAACTGTCAAAGATGAAACAATAATCCCACAGAGAGAAACAATA